CATAAATATACTCCCGAAGATATCACCCAAGGTGGCGAAAATGGACCAATTATCAATCCCGAGAAATATGCATATAGGGTACAACATGATGAGATAAACACCATAAACTACGGTTTATTGATGCATTTACTGTCTCCTAGTACTCTTGACACGACTACACCTCTCAAAGATCGATTGAAAAGAATGAAATTTGCAGCTGCACAATCACATGATGTTGCATTGGCATGGCTGCGAACAGATCGTCCTATTATATTTCAAAACACGCTGAAGGTAGCACAAGCATATCTTTACAGCCGAGAACAAGAGTCTTTTCGGCTGGACCTCCCAAGTACTTAATGGCGTACGGGAGGTCCGTTACGGACCAAACTGGTGAACAGGTTACCCTACCGACCTCGATCAACCAGACCATTAAAATGATCAAAGCTAAACGCAAAGTCGACAAATCACGGCCCCCAGGGAGACAAAGTGTTGGAAATCACATTGGAACCCAAAACATTGGCATATGCCGTCAATTTGGGCATCATGATTTGGAAACAGGACTGTACGGCCTGCATAAACGACTGGGTAGAGAAGTACCAAATATGGAATCACCAATTGTCAAATTGTATACGTGGTATTCCCTGCAACTTTGGATGAGACATTTCATTCCACTAGATGGAACTGAAGATCTTTCATTCGAGGTGTGGATTGAAAATACCAATTATTCAAGAAATAGAAAGGATGAATTAATCCGATTATATAATGAAATTGATGGTACATTTAATAAAAAATATTTAAAAATAAAAGCATTTATGAAAGAAGAAGAGTATGATGATTATTTGAAAGCGATAAGAGGCATATATGCTCGTTCTGATGAATTCAAAGTTTTGTTTGGACCTATTGTCAAAGCAATGGAAACTGTTGTCTATAATAATAAGTGTTTTATCAAGCATATACCAGTTGCTGATAGGATAAATTATATTAAGACAATGCTCGGCGAAATACCGGGGAAAATTATTGAAACTGATTACTCTGCATTCGAATCAAGTTTCAATGTTCAAAAGATGAAATTGATAGATGGTAGGTTCTTTGAATTCATGCTCAAAAATGTTACGGATGCAAATAGAGATCTCTATAAATTTTTATATGGAGAAAATACAATTCATTTTCATGATTATGTCTATAAAATTTGGGCCATGAGAATGTCCGGAGAGATGAACACTAGTTTAGGTAATGGAGTTGCCAATTGGACTAATGTTAATTTCTTCGATGATATGTGCAGGTTAATGAAGCTGCACCAATGTTCGATTGAGAAGTTGGCGACAATGAATTATGATGAATTCGATTGTAAATTTAATACACCATGTGTTATAGAAGGCGATGATTGTTTGGCTGTTGTCGGAAATGATGTCGATGAAACCTTATTCAAGAAAATGGGGTTCGATATCAAATTTGAAACACGATCATGCATTGAAGAATCACTTTTCTGTGGTATCTTAGGACCCGAAGGTCATTCTCACGTATTAACCAATCCAATTAAGCAATTGATTGGATTTGGTTGGGTGGGAAGGCGTTACATTGGAGCAAGATATACAACACACATGTCGTTATTACGAGCGAAAGCATTTTCATTATTATATCAATACCCACACTGTCCTATGTTGGCAGTGTATTCAAGACGATTAATTGATATCACTACTCAATTTCATTCGCAAATGTTAGCATTGATAGAAAAAGGTGCTTTTGATGATGAATATAAAATGTCCATCATTAGAGAGGCTGTGCGCGCTGGTTTGCCGGTAAGTAACATTCTACCGGAATCTAGAGAACTACTCGAAAGACA